CTCGCAAGGCAAAGCATGAAGCCGATCGACTCGCGCTGGAGGAAGTCAAGGCCGATACGAAATTCCAGAACCTGATCGCCAAGACACCAGCGCAAGCGAAGAATTGGGTGGATAACAACTTCCCGACGCTGACCGCACCGGAGCGCAAAGACCTCGCCACTCTGGTCATTGCTATCGGCATACTAGGACGCAACCTGTGAAAGTCTATCAACTGATCACCCGCGACGAAGGCATCACGAATTCGAAGCGCTCGGTGTTCGGAGTGACTCTCGCTCTGCGGTGGGGAGATGTTGCGCACCCTACTGGAGAGGGCAACTGGTTTGACAAGCCCTACTTCATAACTGCTCTTCGTTTCTTTAGTTACTTTCCTCTTCCTTGGATTACTTGGAATCTATTCGGATGGCGTGGTTACTTAGGTGCTAAGATTTACGGAGCAGACTCTCCTACTTACGTATCGTGGTTGAAGCCAGAAGAAGTATACGAAGGAAGTCAAGCTATTCACTTCTCTGGAAGACTCTTCATAAAGGATTAACATGGCAACGTCAGGTTCAACAGACTTCAGTATTACACGAGACCAACTTATCTCTGGAGCACTACGTGCTGCTGGAGCTATTGCTCAAGGAGAGACTCCTACAGCAACTCAGGTAACTGAGGCTGCTGAGTCCCTTAACATGTTTGTCAAGGAACTCCAAGCTGACGGTATGCCACTGTGGGCAATGAAACAGTACTCAGTTACTCTTACTGCCACTAGTTCCTATACAGTCGGAGTTGGTTCTACTGTCAATACTGCAAAGCCACTGAAGATTGTACAAGCATTCTTACACGATACTGTATCTAATGTTGACATTCCAATGCGTGTCATCACACGAGAGGAATATAATCGTCTGGGTAACAAGACTAGTACTGGGCAACCAATTCAGTTGTTCTATGAGCCTCTCTTGACTACTGGTGTAATACATATATTCCCAGTTCCAGATACAACCTCTATTACTAACTGTACAATTACTATTGTATACCAGCGTCCATTTGAAGACTTCGATGCTGATGTTGACAATCCTGACTTTCCCCAAGAATGGTATAATGCCATCAAGTTCGGACTAGCTGACCTGTTAGCTCCTGAGTATGGTCTTCCACTACAGGAGAGACAAGACTTAGCTAGTCGTGCCAAGAAGCTTCGTGAGACTGCACTAGGGTTTGGAACTGAGGAAGGTAGTATTTTCTTTATGGCTGACAGGAGACAGTGGTAATGGCTAAGACCCAGGATAGAAGATAGGATACGCTAGAGAAATTCCAGAGATTCTGGAATCAGCAGCAGATTACTTAAGATATTTTAACGACAAACAGGATAAATTTGATGGCGAAAGTTAATCAAACTGCTGGCACTTACATCACTTCTCAACCTGAGAGAATCTCTCTTGCTACTACGTTAATGTATCGTAGTTCAGCTAGAGATAAAGATGCTCGCCTTATCAATTGCTTCCAAGAGTCAATCAAGAATGAGCTTACTGATAGTAAGAAGGTACATGTAGTCAAACGTCCAGGTCTCACTCAGAGTACTCAAGTACTAGTAGGTGGTGGAACTGCTCGTGGGTTCATCTACTGGAACTCTAAGTACTACTCAGTCATTGGAACTAAACTATACGAGAATGCTGTAGAGAAGCAGACTCTCACTACTTCTTCTGGTAAGTGTGGTTTCGAGCCTTTCGATAATGCTGGTGTATCTTATTTATTTCTAGCTGACGGAACCAACGCCTACGTTATAGATACCTCTGGCACGGTAACACAAGTGAATCAGACTTACTCTGTGTGGGTTACTGCTACTAACTATTCTATTGGTAATCGTGTAGTTCCTACTGTAGCTAATGGCTACTACTATGAAGTTACAGCTGATGCTGGTAGTTCTGGTGGTGCTCAACCTACATGGCCGACAAGCATCGGAACTACTGTTGTAGATAGTGGTATCACTTGGACTTGTATGGGTGAATACGGTGGATTCCCAACACCACACGTACCTACTCCTAAATTTATTGACGGGTACATGTTCCTTCCACTGTCTAACAGTCTAGATATCTATAACTCAGATACTGATAATATCTATGGTTGGGGTGGTGGTAACTTCGTATCTGCTGAGATGTGGCCTGATAATGTAATAGGTCTTCTTCGACAGAACAATCAACTACTTGCTCTAGGTACTATCTCTGGTGAGTTCTTCTACGATGCAGCTAATGCTTCTGGAAGTCCCCTTGCTCGTAACGAAGGTACTGTTCTACAGATTGGGACGTGTGCTCCATACTGTTCGTATGAGAACGAGCGTTTTTGTATTTTCATCGGACAGTCAGGTTCTGGTGGTAGAGCAGTATGGCTATTAGAAGGTTTTCAACCAAAGAAGATCTCTACTGAAGGTATCGAACGAGTACTAGATGCAGAAGGAACTAGTATCAGTAGTGCTCGTGGTTATGGACTCCGTACTAAAGGTCACTTGTTCTTTATAGTAAATCTCACTTCATGTACTCTTGTATATGATGTAGAAGAGAAGGTATGGCATGAATGGAGTACTAATAGTGCTGATACTCATGTAGCTTTTACATATAACTACCAGACTGACATTGAGAATGGTAAGAGTGCTCTTCTTCATAATACTGATGGTTATGTCTACATTCTAGATCCTTCTGTATATCGTGATAATACTACTTCCATCATTGGAGATACCTATACTAGTAAGTACGATGGTAACTCAATGAATAGAAAGTTCATGCATAATCTTAATGTAGTTGGAGACCAAGGATCTACTTACACTATTCGCTGGAGTGATGATGATTACACTACTTGGAATGCTTATAAAACTCTTGATACTACTCGTCCTTGGTTTGCTCGTTGCGGTTCCTTTCGTCGTAGAGCATTCCATATCCGACACACAGCTAATGAAGATTTTAGAATTGAAGCTCTAGAGTTTGAAGTAGATACTGGTACTCATTGATGCCATTACCTCCCCCACCAACTACAGATTCTCAAGGTTCCTACGCTTGGCTTGAATGGTTCAGACAACTACGTAATTATATTACACAAGTAGGTTCTGTTCCTTGGAGTATTATTAATTTCGCAGGATCTACTCTGTCTAGTATTGCAAGTAGAAGTCATCAAGTTCTTCAAGCTCTACAAGGTGGCACTACTGGTGAATATTATCATTTAACTAGTAGTGATTATAACAGATACAAAACAATTGAAAGTGTGACTCCTACGGCGGGAACAACAATTACAATATCAGATACCACACGATATTATATTATGACTCCTGCAGGTACATTAGCTACCCTAACTGTCAAGATGCCAGCTACTCCAGTAGATGGTCAAGAAGTGTTTATATCTTCAACTCAAGTTGTTACTACATTAACACATCAAGCAAACACTGGACAAACATTAAATGGTGGATTAACAACTATTGCTGTAAATGGTAATGGTGGATGGGTCTACAAAAGCAGTAATACTACATGGTATAGGATTTCTTAATTATGGCACAATGGCTTAATCCCGAAACTGGTGAACTAGAAGAAAAACCTGAGGAGGGAACGAACGCCTTTTCTACAGGGGGTGCTCCTTCTAGCCCAAATCTAATGGGCTCTTCTATTCAAAATATACAGAATCATTGGAATGAAGTTAACAATATACCAACATCAGATCTAATGTCTCTGTTTAAATCAGGGTATAAAGGGGTTTTAAACACTGATGGTGGGCCCGGAGAAGCTGCTAGATATAATGAGGCAGGATTCACTGATCCGTGGCTTGCAAAAATGGATTACGCCTACAATAAGGGTTATACTGATATTACCCCTGATTGGCTAGAAAAGGCGTGGGAAAGTAAAAATCCAACTTTAGATCCAGTTGGAACACTAGGACAGCGCATTGCTAGACAAGGAGACATGCCGAGTTTTAGTTCCTCTGAGTCAGCTTTACGTGGATCTTACGGATCATTAGGTGCTGGAGATACTGGTTCTTTCTCTTGGGTGCCGTCTTATTTAGGCGTTAATGCTGATCCATCAATGACTGCTTGGATGGGTAATAATACTGCTGCAGCGCAGGCTGCTAGAGATAGTGATGGAGGATTTCTAGGCGGTATGAGTCTTCCAGTAGCTTTAGCTGCTATGTACTTCACTGGGCCAGCAGGAGCTGGTTTATGGGGTGCTGAGGCAGGTGCAGGACTAGCCGCTGGTGGGATGGAAGGACTTGCTGCTGCTGACTTTGCTGGTGGTCTTATTCCTGAGTTTGGAACTAGTCTTGGTTATAGTGCTGGTCTAGGAGTAGGTGATGGTATTGGTACATTACTTGGAGATCCTTCATACTGGGCTTCTAGTCTAGGTGATTCCTATGGTCTAGAGGGATTATCTGGAATATCTGAATTACCAGCAGCCGCTGAACTTCCTAGTTCTGTGACTAATATGGAACAAGGATTCCGTGAGTTGTCTCAACTTAACAACCCCACTGGTTGGAACAGTAGTCCTCTTAATCCTGAAGTATCTGCTTTAGAAAACACAGGTTCTAATGCATTTGTAGATCATGGAATACAATCACCAATAACTAAACCGTATACACCTGATTATGGAACAATCGCCGACGCCGAGGCTGCTGTTAATTATGGAGCAACCGGAGAAAGCTATCCACTAGGAATGGATACTTTAGGAAGCACAAATAAATTTAGTAGTCTTTTAAATACAATAAGGGGTGGGGGTATGGGAATGAATGACTTAGCTGGATTATTTAAAAAACCAACTCCACTAGAACTTGGTGTACGTGGCCTTGGTTCTCTTGATTCGTGGATTCAAGGAAAGAAAGCTCAAGATGTGATGGAAGAACAGATGAATCGAATGCGTGGTGCTGAAGATTCTAATGCTGCTCGTGGCTCTGCTGCCAATGATATGTGGCTTCGTACTCAGCAAGATCCTATGTATGGTTATGATAGCTTTATGCAGGGAGCTGGTAGAGACTTCACTAACAACGCACGAGCTGCCGCAGCTAAGTCTGGTAGTCGTGGTAGTTACTTGAATAGCGGCCGTATGAACTCAGATCTAGCCTCTCTATGGCAGAAGAATCAAACACAACGAGCAGCTTCTATTGCTGGTGGATTCTCTAATTCTCCATATAGTTCTAGTTCTTCACTGACTCCGGGATATGCTAACTTGATCAAGAATCAAAATGCTCCTCTATTCCAAGGACTCTCAGGAGCTATGCAGGGGTTTAAACTAGCTGACTTATTTGGTGGAGATTAATCATGGCTGCTCAAATTCAAGGACTAGATACTGAATATAAACCTTGGGGTGGTTTAGCTGGCATCATGACAGGTGTCAGAGAAGCTGATACCGAAGCTGCCAATCTTCTAGCTCTGCAAGAGTCACAACTTGGTAATGTAGTAAAGGCTAGGGATGCTGCCTTTGCTCAAGACGAGATGGGCAATCAAGAGCTACGTAATGCTCGTATGCAAGGTATGATTGGGGATAGTCAGGTTAAGACTGCTGCTGGTCGTACTGCTATGGGTACTCAAGAGTCTGATATGAATGCTAAGATTGCTGAGAATCTAGCTAAGGTTCCGAAAGCACAGGTAGAACAAGCTCTTGCTACTACTCATTTACAAACACAAGGTTTGATGGGTCTTGCTGCTTCTCTAGAGCAGAGTGGTGGTGGTTTAGAGTTTGCTACAAAGGCAATGGAGATGGCTCCTAAGCTCGGAATGCAGCCACAAGATCTACAACAACTACTTTCTAATCCTAAGCTACTTCAAGCTAAAATAGCTCAGAACCAACAGATGCTTACTATGGTTCCTGCTGTTCTTCAGAAACTAGAAGAGCAGAGACAGAAAGGAGTAATTGACGAGGGAATCCATGCTGGAGATCGGAGATCTCATGAAAAGATAGCCTCTGGAAATAATACTACATCAATTAAAGTAGCCAACATTAATGCACAATCTAGATTAGACGCAGCAAAGATGAAAGGAAAAGCAACAAATATAATTACACAAGCACAAGCAGGTAAACTTTCTTATGATAAAGCTGCTACTACTTTTGAAATTATGGCTAGCTTTACAAATGATCCAACTGAGTCAGCTAAATATAAAGATCTCGCATCTAGATTTGACATTGCTAACCAGAAGTCTAGGGCTGCTGGTAGACAAGTTCCGGTAGATCTAGGTTCTATGGGAGTTCAAACACAGGCCGTTACTTCTAATCTAGGATCAAAAGAAAAATCTGGCCGTCCTCCACTAAGTACTTTTAACAAGTAAATAAAATTATGTCTTTCGATATTGATGGTGCACTTAAAGCTGGATACTCTCCAGAGGAGATCTCACAGTATCTTAAATTCGATTATCAAGGAGCAGTAGCTTCTGGGTATTCAGATGAAGAGATTCTAAGTCATCTCTCTTCAGGAAAAATACAACCAAAGTCAGAAGCAATGCGTGGTCTTGAGGCTATTGAACCAACAGTAGCTTCAGAACCTACTACATCTCCTAGAGCTTTAGATTACATCTCTGCACCACTAGAAGCTGTTGGTTCTATTGTGGCTGGTAGTGCCATGCAGGGACTGGCTAACATTCCCGCTGCTTTCATGGATGTAACCGGAGTAGGAGATCCTAATGCATTCCTCAAGGAAGCTTCTAAATGGACGCCAAAACCCACATCACAGTTAGGTGAGGATGTCACACATAAAGTTGGTCAAGTGATTGAGCCACTTAATGCTGTGATGCCTAACCTACAGATGATGCACGCACTATCTTCATCTGGACCACTACCTAATCCACTCCGTAAGACAGCTGATTCAAAACTAGACATAGCTAGAACTGAATATGAGGCTAAGAAAGCTGCTGCTGAAGCTGGGACTTCCTATGCTAAGCAGACTGAGGGTTTTACTCTTAATACTCAGTCTGGACTAATGGAGAAGGGATCGTTGTACATTGATCCTATGACTAAACAGGTTGTGGATCGTCGGGCTGGTACACAAGGCTCGACTACACCTAGAGTTGATGAGCGATTTAAAGAACCTGAATTAATTCCAGAAGAACGTCGCTTAGAACTACAAGCTGGTGAACCGTTAATCACATTCCCAGATGGCACAACTATGACTCGTGCTGAGTGGGAGCAGCGTGGTCGTCCAGAACCAAAGAGGGAATCATTAACTAGTGAAGATGAGTTCTACCAACTTCTTAAGGAAGAGGAACAGAAACTACAAGGCCAAGATGTAGATACTTCTGAGGTACGTAATCCATATCTACAAGGGGATACTAAAGTCAACGTAGAAGTTGACAGTGTTTCTGGTCGTCCTATCTTCCCTGATGAAACCAAGGTAGATAATACAATTACCAAGCCAGATGGTTCTCGTAGGGCAGGAGTATATAAAGATGGAGATAACTTTGTAACTATTAATCCTGATACTATTGCTAAACTCTGGTTGGACATGCCAGAAAACCTTAAAAAAGAAGCTAATCTTAGAAGTGCTGAGGATCTACAAAATTTTGTGGAACTTCATGAGAGACAGCACATGTTTGATTACAATGAGACTGGGAAAGGATCTTTTGGAAAACTAACCTACATGGAAAATGAGGCTAGGGTGAATTCATGGATTCGTGACCAACTTGCTCCTCTTAAGGCAGACGACTCTGTTGGAGTTGCTCGTCTTCCTGAGAACTTCCGTGAGCCTTATGATGGTGCTCCTAAGCATCCATTGCTTCGTGGTGAAACTAAGTCACCAGCAGAGTTACGTGCGTATAAAGAACTATTAGAACGTACACTAGAAAGTGTTAATAAAAAATTAGCTGATTTAGAAATTCCAGGAGCAGACCACGGAACTGTTAATACTGCTAAACTGGATGCGTACAAGAAGCAACTAGAAGGCCAGATTTCTAAACTACAGGATACTATTGAGGCAGGTAGGAAGAGAGGTATATCGTTCCAACCTAAGTCTAAAGTAAAACCAGGACAACGTGGTTCTGTTAACTTTGGTTTTGCTGAAAAGGTAGTTGATACAGCCAAGAAGTTACTAAACCGTACTCCATCTTTTAAAGAATTTGCAGAGCATCTTGGTGCTAAGCTGGATGATCCAATTGCCAAAGAACTTTACAACAAGTACTATGGTAAAGAGATTGTAGATATCACACCAGAGCAAGCAGCTATTGCTAAGATTCCTGGTCTAAAGGAGACTATTAGTCCAGAACTACAACCTCTTCCAGATATGATTGATCGCTGGAAGGCAGAGACTGATGTTTCTTCTAACCCGACTGCTCGTGCTCTTCGTGAGAATCTTTCTTCTGGTGGTCGTATGACTGCTATGAGAACTGGAAACTCTTTTATTGACTGGAACATTGAGAACATTCTTAATGAGACTCGTCGTGCTCAGGTAGTTATCAAGCGTATCCAGAATGATATTAAGGGTGAGGCCAACAAACTCACTGGAAATCTCTTCCAGCAATTCAGAACCAAGGGAGAAAGTGCTAAGATCTTTGTTCAAGCAATGCATGATCTACTCAAGTCTGAAGGTAAGTCTGAGATGCCTACTATGGCTCCTGAAGCTAAGGTACTTGCTGATAAGATTCGTAAGTCTCTTGATGATCTAGGACTCAAGATACAAGAGGAATTAAAACTACAGGGTGTGGAGAATTTTAGTTGGAGACCTAATTACCTAGCTGGTACTTTCTTTGGTCCATATCGTTCTCTTGTCCGAGATGGTGCTGGTAATATCATTGGTGTGATTGCTGGTAAAACTAAGGCAGAAGCTACACATGCTCTGGACTATGTTAAGCAGAACATGCCTGATACTACCTTTGATATGGTAGCTTACAATCCTAAATTTGACACTGGTCCTGGTTCTCTTGGAGCTAGGTATGGTAAGGCTAGTGAAGTTCTTGAACTACTAAAGAACCAGAGTGAAGCAGCTAAAGAACTCCAGTCCCATCTTGGAGACTTCTATACTAAAGTACAAGAAGACTACATGGGATATAAGCAACACTTCAAATCAAAGAAAGGTGTCTTTGGTGCAGAGGGTGCTCGTCCATGGAGTGACGCTCTTTCCAATGCTCGTGATCTTCTAGAGGCCCAGCTTGGTATCATTGATCATGGTTACCACTGGTTAGCTGAACAGAAACTAGCTAGAGATATGAAAGAGATTCTTACCAATCCTGAGATTGGTCTACCAGAATCCAAAAGATATGTCAATGAATATCTTGACCATGCTTTCGGTAGAACTGAAGATCATGTGAAAATCTTTGACTCAGCTATGGACTTCTCAGCTAGAGTTCTTGGTATCTCTCCATCTGCTTTTAAAGAGATGACTTCTGTACTACGTAATACGGCTCTTACAGGTACACTAGGAGCCTCTGGTGGGTTCGTACTTACTCAGTTCGTGCAGGTTCCCCAAGCACTTTCTATTGGCTTTGCAAAGGCCATCGGAGAGGGATTCCACGGAAGTAAGTTTGGTTCTAGTTCTCTTGGTGGGATGGACTTGGTTAACGGTATCAATGGTAAGTTTGAGAACATGACTCCAGAAGGTAGGTACTTCTTCAAGTACTTCACTGAGAACGGTGTTATGGACCCGCATCTTATTGAGCACACCATCCACCGTAAGATTGTCTCTACCACTGGAATGAATCCTATTCAGAAAGCTGTATGGGAATCTGTTAATGGAGCATTCAAGACTACTGAAGTTGTATCTGGTGTGATCGGTAAGTTATCCATTGAAAAGCCGGAGGCGTGGACTCGTGGTACGTTTGCTATGACTATGGCTCATTTCTATAAGAGTGCTGGTATGTCCCTCAAGGAGGCAGCTATTAAGGCTGACAAAGAGACTTCTGTACTCTTCGTAGATTACTCAGCACAAGAAAGAGCCATGGCTTTCCAACGTATGGGTGAAATGGGTAAGCTTGCTAGTACTGTATCTACATTTAAACTCAACAATCTTAACCAGTGGTTCACATTCTCTAACAAGAAAATGTATGGAACTCTAGCTGCTCTTGCTCTTACTTCTTGGTTTACTACTGGTATGTTTGGTACGCCATTCGGAGACGAAGCTGAGTTTGGAGCTACTTGGCTAAAGTCCAAAGGATACGATATACCCACACCTCGTGAGTTCATGCTCTCTAATATGGATGCTACACTTGCTTTTGGTCCTCTGTCTAGAACACTCACTCTGTTTGGTGGTCCTGATACCTCACTACATAGGAAGTTTGCACAGGACAATATTATTCCTGATGATCTCACTTCGTTTATCTACCCTCTTCTTTCTTTCTATACTAACAAGATTGAAAAGGGTGCTGATTGGGTTAAGAGTGGGTTTGCTAAACAAGAAGGAGCAGTACTCGCTCGTGAATTAGTTCCCGGAAACCTTAAGTTTGGTGTTGACTATCTAGGATTAACGAACGATAAAGGTCTTACCATAGATCCTAATCAGATTCATAATGTTAATCCTGCTCACTACGACCGTACCAAGAACGAGTGGAAATTAGCTGCTGCTCTTGGAATTACTTCCCAACGTGAATTCAAAGCTAAGCAGATGTTTCAACTTGATAAGATGTCACAACAAGCTTGGAAACTTTCTACTACTAATAAAGTACAAGCTACTATGTCAGCCTTCAATGATGGTGATAAAGAGAAGTTTACTAAGTTATACAGTGAGGCTATCAAGTACAATCCTGATGCTGCTGCTCAGATAGCAGAACATATCCAAGGTAATGCTGTATCTTCTTCAGTTCCATTTGAGAAGATACTGGAGATGCAGTTTGCTAAGAGAGCTACTACTCCTCATGGAGTTAAGGGATTGCAACAGTTCCAGAAGATGAAGGAGAACAAGTAGTGGAGAATTTTAACCTAGCTCTTACTTTCTCCCTTAAATGGGAGGGTGGTGAGAAATACACCAATGATCCTGTTGATCCCGGTGGTGAGACCAAGTATGGTATTAGTAAGAGAGCCTATCCTGATGTAGATATTAAAAGTTTAACGTTAGCTGAAGCTAGCTTACTCTACAAGAGAGACTACTGGGATAAGCTTGGTTGTGATTTTATGGAAAAGAAGCTAGCGATAGCTGCTTTTGATTGTGCTGTTAACTGCGGAGTAGGGAGGACTAAATCATGGCTTGCGGAACTAAACGAAAAGGAAAAGGTGGAGGCGGTAAAAAGAAGTGATAAGTGGCTTCTTCAACGTCGAATCCAGTACTACAAAATTCTAGTCGAAAAAAAACCAGCCCTCAATAAATATATCAAGGGCTGGTGTAATCGAGTAAATGACTTGTCTAAATACGTGGATATTGTGACAGCCTAGTTTTATTTTTTTCGCTCTTTAACATCCACACTACATCGACCAGCTTTACGCTGGTCTTTGTTTATCTCCATAGACAATAATTACTCGAACGATTCCAAGATCTAGGATGAACACGTCTTGTTCAAACTGGAACTCACAACCAATCATAAAACCACTTATCCATTGTAATAGAATCATGAACCGCAAGTACCTCCTTTCCCACCAATTTCACAGATATCATTCTCCTCGTACACAACACCTTTGTGTTTGATTGCTTCACTATATGGTACCTCAGTCAGGGGTTGTCCACCACGTGAACCATCAGGGTAGCAGGTAAATCCCCGGAGTCGTGGTGCATAATTTGCAAGTGTGTTTGCAAAAGTTCCAACATCTTGGGGAGAATTTCCTTTGGTTCCCCAAGGCGGGAGATTGATAGTTGATGAGATGGACATGTCAACGTAGTCCTGTATGTCTGCTTGAAACTTGATTCGTCGTTCGTAGTCATGGCTTAACTTGTAAGCTGTGTCGATTGTGTCTGGGTCGAGTCCGAACTGTTTGATGAGGAGATCGGCTGTGGAATCGACGACATATTCGTATTTCCACTTAGTACCATCAGAGAGATACCTTCTCTTATAAGCGACTGCAAATAATGGTTCAATTCCAGTAGTCGTCCCTGCAAGGATACCAATAGTGCCAGTTGGTGCAATGGCTCGGTATGCAATGGGTTTACTGATGAATAGTCTTTCACAATGCTCATCAGCTGCTCGTTTAGATTCATGTTGGTAGACATCTAACCATCCTTCTAATTCAGTATTGACTTCATAACTATAACCTCTTTGCAAGAGCCACTCATGGATACCCATAAGTCCCAGTCCAAGACGACGATTCTTTTCACGAACAGCATACACTTTATCGTAGGGTAAGTCTGCACGTAATGTCCCGCAAACCAAGAATTTGGAAGCCAGTGTAACCACGTCTTTGAACTCAGCAATACTAGAAATATTACCAAGATTAACACTACCAAGATTGCAAACATCTGAGTCATCTTCTGATGTAACTTCAGTGCAGGCATTTCGTAGTGTTTCATTCTCTTTATCTCCGAAGTTGAAACTGAATCCCGGTTCTCCAGTCATCATTGCTTGTTTGCAGTTCTCAAGAAAAACTGAATTACCTGCTTCACAACCCCAAGCATCATCATAGTTGATACTTATGTTAGTCATGTCTAAATGACCGGGGAAATTAAAATCAGCTGCTTTCTCCCGTACTGTTATTTCATTCCAGTTCTTTGCCACCATAAATTTTGGAATGTCTTCGTGCTGCCAGTTAATAGAGGCGTAAATTGCAGAACGCCTCGAACCTCCCTGCATAACTGATCTTCCAATCTCATTAATTGCAGACATGAGTGGAATAGGCCCGGACGAAGTTCCGCCAGTGCGGGATAAAGGTTTACCTTCTGGTCGTAAGCGCGAATAATCAATGCCAATTCCACCCCCTGTAGTGAGACAGTTCATTGCTCTCCAAGTTACATTGGCCCACTCTTCTCTGGTGTCTTCTTCTGCGCGTAGAAGGTAACAGTTGTTATAGGCTTTGTAAGGTCGTCCAGCATAGTAGAGATAACGTCCACCGGGTACGAATTTAAATTCTTTAATATACTCTGCAAGCTGTTGCCTATCGCCTTCACTAAGGAGAGGACGATCGGTTCCCCAACGACTTCCACAAACGTCTTCGACAAGTCGATCCGCAAGAGCGTCCCAAGAATCTTCTGGTCCTTGGGCATACTTTTGTCGAAAGATGTTTCTGGCAAAACTGGTTTTAAATCGCTCATGGTACATCCCTTTGAAACTCCTTTACTTGGTTTTCTCCATCTCGTTCTAATTCTTTACGAACGCGGTACTTCTTTTTACCATGAGTCTTCTCGGTATCCTTCTGCCGGAAAGTCTTCTTGTTCGTTTTCAAATTCTTTTGCGAGTTGTTCATACTTATCTTCTATTTTATCTACAAACCTATCTACTAGATCCTCACTAGAGATATCTAATACCTCTAGTAAGGAAATCTCATCAATACGCTTGAGATGGTTGATTACATCTGCAAGTGTTATCATTTTTTATTTCTTATTAAAGTTAGCTACTAGACGAGTACCAAACAGGAAACCGAAGGCAACTGATACTAACTCAGTACCAGCTACAGAAAGAGCAGCTAGTTGTGGTTTTACAATACCAGACACAATCATACCACTTCCAAGAACAATACAGCCCCAAGCTGCCAGATATCTACTAGAAGCACGTAGATCTACTACCCATTGGCTAGGAGTACCTCCTGGATTGTCTAGAGCAGCAACAGCCTTGATACGTTCGATGTCGTTGTTATCTAGCTTGATTTGTTCTTCTACCGTGGTTGGTTTAACACCTCCAGCTTTAGATATAATCAGTTGTTTGATTCCTTCTGCACCTACAGGTAGAAGACTACTCAGTAGCGTTGAGAGTAGCAGGTTCATATGGGATCTCCAAACCTAGTGAATTAAGAACTCCGAACAGTCCAAGAGATAGTTGATCAATTGCTGCTTCAGAGTGATCTCCATCTTTGTTCTGTAGTTCCTTTATGTTGTACTCAGCAATGATACCATGAATTATTTCATGGAGTAGTGTCAGTTGCTGCTTCTCTTTTGGTGTGTCATTAGCCACGTTGATACTATGTCCAATGTAACTGATCTGTCCGAACAGTCGCTTCTTTTTGCGATTATGGCAGACTTCTTTTGCTGGTACATAGTGGATCTCATAGGGAACACCACCAATCAGAACTACTCGTTGTAGTTCTTCTTCATCCTCTGGCTCGAAATTAACGCTTATCTCCTGATCCACCGATCACCCCCCGATTCTTTCGATCCAATAACTTGTCAATATTACGCTTTAAAATATCCTTTGTTTGGAAACCCATCTCATCACAGAGTCGAGCTAGATACCAAAAGACATCACCTACTTCATCTGCTGTAATTATGACATCGTAGCTATTATTTTGAATGTTTTTCTTAATTTTTTTTGCTATTTTTTTTGCTTTCGAAGTAAGTCCCAACGTTAGGTAGGTTATGGCGAACTCCTTCGGGTAGATTGCTGTTTCTCGTGTCAGTTTCTGGTATTCGTTTAAGGTCATTTATTTTTCCTTTAAGTACTTGTATGTATATTGCCGCATCTAATAGTTCTTCTTGAAGATGTTGTAGCCAGTCATATGTGCTTAGATCTTCTCTAGTTGTATCGGTTCCATATTTATAGTAACCAGTGTACATTCTAGAGAAGAGTTGTTGACTAACCGCTACTACATTCGGATCTACATTTGAATTCATGGAGTGATTTATAATACTCTTTATTCTCTGGAAAGAGATTGTTTACTTCAAAGATGTGTCCTTGATCTATAGCATGCCGTTCATAAGCTGCATCTAGACAAGAAGGAGGAGGATAAAGAACACGACTATATACTTCATCATACATGAGTATACCTTTTCTTTTTAGTTAGGTTGGTACGTTCCCGGAACCACGATCCACATTCCTTACACTGAAACCTTTGATAAGTACAGATGGTTGTGTAAGCCAGACCTCTCCGCTGATGATGGTGTCCACCACACGTGGGACAGATGAGTTCTTCATTGGAATAGAGGTTCTGATTAGGATGGTTCTTGATCCAAGGCAATAGTTTAAAATATACCTGCTCAAGAAGAACCACATCATTACGATTGTATTCCTCCATCTCTTTCCAGGCTTTCTCTTCCCAGTTGAGGCATCGAATCCATAGTTCATGACCTGCATGTTTTGTTTTACTCCCTACTTTAAGAGCTTGTGCTACGTAGTCAAGTTTGTTAGACGGGAACCTGAATTGTGAGCGAGCTACACGTAAGAGATCAATCTGCTTGTATGGTGCTGGTGGTAGCATTCCATGAAGAAGAAACTCTTTATTCAGAGTAGGAATATCAAACTTGGTTCCGTTGTAGTGTACTACTGCGTCGGCTTCGTCGAGCAGACTGTGTATGCCTTTCAACATACTCTTGGCTTTACTCTGGTGAATGGAGTCAAACATTACTTCCTTTTCACCTAACCATTTGGCAGACCAGCACATAACATAACCTGATGCAATGATCTGGGGAAGACCAACGTTCTGTTGCCACAATCCCCATACATGCACTAGATTAGGTGCTGTCTCAATATCTAGAAGAAGAATCTTCATTGTGCTGTATCAGTTCCTTGATGTAGATCGTGTCGATCGAACTCATTCGGTGTAATGAATGGTCTAGCCCCCTTTGCTAGTACTACGTTTAGTCCTACCTCCACTAGGAACTGCACTTGTTCGCTGCTTAGGTTCGCTTGGATCTCTGCTGACCCGTCCTCTAGTTCTATTAGTTTTTGGATTTGCATTATAAGTTAGTAGCTCCGCAGGTATGCCGTCTTTCCAGTCATACCATTCTAGATTATTTTTAGTCGCCCATTCTCCGTAGGTCGTTTTACTCTTTTTACTTAGTCGAACCTTCGAGTTTTGGAATATGATTGCGATTCTTTTAGTTGGATGCTGTTCACGAAGCCACACATGCTTAATGCGATCACTGGCATCCCACTTCCCTTTACACTCAATGTAGGCACCGCC